TTGCTTACAGTTTTAAAGCCGGCGTACTTCTTTGACATATTTGGGGTCAAGCCAGATGGCTCGTATGTCAAGATTCGTAAAGGTCCTGTAAACGTGAACCCGTCGGCCACAAAAACCTAGCGTGATACGACGAGCAGCCTCTTATGATATTTAACTTATGATATTTAACTTATGATATTTAACTTATGATATTTAACTTATGATATTTAACTTATGATATTTAACTTATGATGCAACGAGTAACAAGTCAGATGTGACAAGTGACAAGTAACGAATCAAATGTAATAAGTAAAAAGGACAGTCGTGAGCGACGATTCCAATATCATAAGCGTTACAGAAGATATAGAGACAATCTCAATAATTGAGACTGCCCTAGAAGTAGCAACCATATCAGAAGTAGAGGATATTGAAAGTACAATAGAGGTTGTAGAGTATCTTGCTCCATCAGTAGGAAACACGCAATCGGTCATGGTCACTCGAGCCGCTGCAACAGTGCTCCCAGGCCACCGAGCAGTTGCTGCCGACTCATTGGGCCGCTGGAAGCTAGCCCAACCAGGGAGTGCTAATGGAGTTACTGTTGGTGCCTCTGCAGAGGGAGAACCAAACACTGCAGTATTGTATGGATTGATGATTGAACCATCATTCTCGTGGGCTCCAGATCTTCCAATATATTGTGGGGTTGATGGCGCTTTAACACAAGAATGCCCATTATCTGGCACACTTCAAATAATAGGATATCCAGCAGGCCCACAAGGTTTATTGGTAGCAATAAGGCAACCAATCATACTAATCTAGGAGGTTTATCATGGCAGCTCAGAAATTTCTTGTACAGGTCGCAGGCGTAATCAGAGAACTTATTGCTACAGTTACTAGTGCTGGTGCAGCAAATGATGGTAACATTCCAGCTCTCGATGCATCAGGTAGACTCGACAGTAGCATGATGCCAGTTGGTCTTGGTTCTCAAACCGCTCAAATAGCAGCATCTGAAGCACTTGCAGCAGGAGACCTGGTCAATATATGGACCGATACCGGGGCAGTAAAATGCCGCAAAGCCGATGGTTCGTCAGCTGGTAAAGAAGCAAATGGTTTCGTACTCTCGGCCGTAGAAGCTGCAGCTATGGCTACTGTGTATTTTAATGGAGCTAATACTCAGAAAACTGGTATGACTCCAGGCGCAATGCAGTTCCTCTCTGACGCAGCACCTGGTGGAACTGTAGAAACAGCCACAACAACATCTACTCATGTAGTCCAAATGGTGGGGAGAGCAGTATCTGCTACTCAATTCGAATTCGCACCTCATCAACCCATCACACTGGCCTAATAGATGATTAAGAGTCCGTTAGTTCTATATGCTGGTGGTATTATTAAGGAACTCCAATCTGGAGACTCTCTGCTAGGAGCTATCGGCGGACAATCAAGCCTAGTAGCTCAGCAGACAGTATCTGGAGCTGCAGTCTCGTCTATAACCTTTAGTGGACTGGACGGTCTAGCAGATGGTGGCTATGTAATGGACGTTGCAATTTACCCAGGCGTCCAAGGCATGGCTATCGGACTGCAGATAAATGGAGATTCCACAGCTGCTAATTACATCGAAGAAGGTGTAGTGGGCAGTGGAGCAGTATCTAACAATGCTCTAGCTTCAGCTGCAGTACCATCCAACTATATTCTTGCTGGCTATGGAACTGGACTTTTAATTACTGCACGTATAGACGTAGTAATAGCTGGAGGCCAAGTGGTGTTTACCAGCATCTGGCGCTCTAATTGGGCTAGTGTAGAATACATAGCTATGTCTGGTAGTAGGTACACTCAGACTGGAATTGCTCTTACGTCACTCGTACTCCAAGGTTACTCAAATGCAACAAATAATACCCTTGCAAACTGTTTTGGTGTAGGCTCTGTAATAAGACTGTTCCGTAAGATCGTGGGCGGGAGCGCGCATACTATACAAGCAGCAGGAACTAACATGCCAGCAGAAAGCAGACTGAATTTTAGTTCTGCTTTCGCTCTTGCGAATGATCCAACCAATGGTGCCACTTTGGTGGACACACTCATTGGCTCCATAAAAAGTCTCACCACTATCACTGGATCTCTAACAAATGGACAATCACAATCGTATGATTTTGGCATAGCCAGAACATTTGTAGTGACTTCAGTAATTGCGAATCAAGCTTGTAGAATAAGACTGTATTCTACTGCCGCAGCAAGAACTGCTGATGCATCCAGACCAGTCACAACGCGTCCGATAGCAGGTACCCAGCATGGAGTCATAGTGGACATTGTACTTACTGGAGCAATGACTTGGAATTTATCACCATTAGCTCCAGGAGCTAATGGGGACTCTCCCACAGCATCAGTGTGCTATGCAACTATCACTAACCTGTCCGGTAGCACTACCACAATCACAATCACCGTGACTAGTAAGATATTGGAGCTATGATATGGCAGCATTCGTGACAAGAAACAATGGTTATACCTCAGCGGCAGTCATGGCTACAGCTATGATAAACGATCTTCAGGCAAATGGTTTCGTTCTGAAATATGTAAATCTCGGTACCGTGTCTGATGTGTCACCGAACATCACTGCCACTAAAGCTACTTTGCAAGCGGGACCCACAGTAGACCCACTCAGTATCACTCAACCGTGGCGCATAATGATTGATGCAGTCACTCTGTCCACTTCAATAAATGTATGGCTAGGAACATCTACACAACTTGCTAATGGTTCAGGTACGACTACTGGTGCTTTTAATATAGTCATAGCAAATGTTGCTATATTAGGTGCACTGTTACTGGACAATTATAATATAGCTGTGTCACCTAGGGGTTTAGTAATATACTGCTACAATAGCCAGAGTGATTACGGCAGCTATGGCTTAATAGCATGTCAAAGACTAGTCAATAGGGCTACTGGCGCAGTATTAACTACTGCCCACTCTCCTGTAGTGGCTATGGGCATTACCGGCATTCTCGCCCCGATAATGCTAAATTGTAGCATAATTCGTGAAGATGACGTGTTAATTCCCACTACAGCTTTATCAATATCCGGTACTCCTACTCTTAGAGCAACATTCTCTGTGAATATGTCTACTTCACCTCCTCCGCAGTGTGATTATGCTAATGAATATTTAATTTTCAATATGGGAGGTTTTGCAGCCTCACGTGGATTGTACTTGGAAGAATTTGACATGCTTATGTGGACAAACGGAGCTCCATACTTGTCACATGTAAATCAAACTCTTTTAGCTTATGGAGATAATAGAACTTATTTCCTAACTAAGAATAACAACGCCTCTACAGGTTGTAGGTTTCTTATTCTACAATCGGGTGGAGGAATGCCCTAATAATTAACACAATAAGGGAGACATAACATGTCCATTATATCCCTAAATTACGGGACCTCTGTAACTTTAGCAAGCACTGCACTGCAATCACTAGCTAACTCAGCAACAGTAGGTTGGCAATCTGCAAGAGTAGACAACACATCCAACAAGGCAGTAGACTACCAAGTAAGTCTAGTCACTGCTCCAGTGAATACTGCGCCTGCTAATGATAAAGCAGTATATGTTTATGCTGTTCCATGGTATCAAGATGATGCTGCTGCTTGGATTCCAGGTTCTGATTTGGGATCTACCACCCTACCTACTGGCACGGATGTAGCAGCTACTATAGTTCCTGGTAATGGATTGCGTCTGGCTAAAGTGATCTCATATGTGACGCAGAATCAGCCTATGCTAGCACAATTCAATCTGTCGAATGTCTTCCCAAGTATGCCACATGGGTGGAGTCTGGTGGTAATAAACTACAGTGGGATTACACTGGCTGCTTCAGGTAATATTGTTAAGTACACTCCAATAACTATGCTGGCGGTATAACATGAACGTTCAGTGGCAACAAAAACCCCCCGTCGGTTCCCTCGTTCAAAGAGGTACACCTGTCGGTGATAGCATTGTTGGTGCATACCTTCTGAATGAAAGTTCCGGTAGATCTGTTAATAATGATAATAATACTGGAAACCTTGTTATTACGGACTCCGCAAGAGGAAAAACAGACTCGTTAATTGTAAGGCCTGGCGGTGGATATCAAGCCTATTGGAAAAAAAGGGCACTTTACGCTGACTATTATCTGGGAGGGTATCTATCAAGACCCGACATTGGTTCCTTAACTGATTGTTCTTTTATCATAGGATACGACCTCTATCAAATAAAAAACGACTGGGGAAGCCTTTTATCTATTCTGAGTCTAGCTAATGGTAATAATGTCAATCTGAGGGTCTGTAGATGGGCAGGTGCAAATGATATAGGGATATACCGAGGGACTGGATCGTCCCCATTATATATATCAGGTGAAACTTTAAACATAGAAAGTGGTAAATGTATACTTGCTATAACCTGTAAAGGGTCAACACTAACATATTATCGTAATGGCATACAAAAAGGCCAAATCACCAATGCCGACGTTCCTAGTTCATTTACAGATGGAGTTGTATATCCCTGGGGGGAAGTTACCACCTATGCTTCATACGGAGCATGTGATTTTTTATATGCGGCAAACCGAGCATTTACCCGAGCAGAAGTAGAACAAGTGTCTCTTAATCCTTGGTCAATTTACATGCCACGTGTTAGTCCGTTTGACTATAATGTGACTGTTGTGTCACGAACTTTGATATTAGCAAATCCAAACATCTCTAAATTATCACTGTCCCTGCGGAGTGCTGATTTTCAGGCTAGTGAGTTTCCTGCAGGACCCGCAGGACCAGCGGGTCCTAAACCACAAGTAGGTGGTCTGGGGAGGGTTTACAGTGTCTAAGATAACACTAAACTTTGGTAGCACAGTTACTGGACACATATTTTCAGACTTTACAGTAGACTTTTGTGACAGACAGATAGATGGAGTTGCAGTATCTACTAGTGGCATGTCAATAGTAAAGGAACACGGTCTTGGTGTCTACACATTCAATAATGCCAACGTGACCGCTAATACAGTGCTCGGGATGCATTTGACTACAGATACTACTAAATCTGCAGTAGGCATGTTTGCTGTTGCAGATGATAATATAGCCATGCAGTCGACAGTAGCAGGTACTCTTGGCACGGACGGGAAGGCGCTGGTGTCGGCCAATAGTCAGGATCTGTCGGCTACATTCAAAGTCGATGCCAAGATAGTTGAGGACAAGAATGGCTACTCTGGTGTCTTGACAGGCTCTGGACAATTGTTTCCATAAGGAGAGATCAATATGAAGGAAGGGATAGATCTGGAACTGCATGTAGATAGCAGCATAATAGATCTTGAGAAGCAAGTCAATGATCATGTTCAAACTATAGTTAAATTGCAGGAAGAAAACTTAGTGTTACGCGAGGAAAATGTGGTACTGCAGAAATATGCACATTTAGAAAATCAACGTGGCATGCTCGGTCTAGCTGGGGCAGTAAGAAGACTTCTTAATGATCTCTGTAGAGAGGATAAAGCATGAAAGTTTTACTTATATTTCTATTTTTAGGCTTTACAAGTTGCTGTACAAATAGCACTATAGATATACAAATACAATTAAGGGATAGGATTAATGAATATCAGAGTACAGCTAGTGAAGCCTACCAAGCTGGTCGCATGGAGAAGTATGAATACTGGAGAGGTAAAGCTGATGGAGTTGCTGACGCTCGTGAAATATTTGAGGCAGAAAGATGAGTCAAGTCACACTTACAGATGCAAGAATGGTAACTACGTTCCTCAGGGCATATAGTGGACCATTAGAATTAAAATCTCTGCTAGATGCAGCTATTCTAGAGACCAATCTTCCCAAAGGGACCATTGTAGAGGTACTTGACTTCCTAGGAGAGGTTAAAGGTACCACGCTCCCGGCACAGGCACAAAATGGTCGCTTCGCGGGTGGAAGTGCCATGGCCACCATAGACGTTCAGAAAAAGTTGAATCTTGGTGAAGAGATAAGCTACGCGTACCAAATCGCAAAGGCACTCGTCGAGGACGAAGTTAACAAAGTGGGTGTGCATGATTCTGAAGAGATCAGGAAGAGTGTACGAGAGATGCACCGGTTTCTAGAATCAGCACTCAAAATGCAGGAACGCCTACATGGGGTCGATGAGGCCCGAAGGTTTGTGGAATCAGTGCTCCAGATACTAGAAGATGTTGATCCAGCACTTAGAGAGTTAGCAGTTGTGAGGCTACTGGACAGCCAGATATGACGACCTCGCATGGCATAGCTCTTAGAGAGGGTCTGCTTGCTCGCTATCGCTCCGACGACAGTAAATTGCCGTCGGAGTGGATATGTGAGAACACGCAGTTGCGCATGCGACCGTTCAGCTTCGAGAACCACGAATACCAAATAGGACCATGCAATGACCCAAGTCGCGTGGCCGTATTTCACAAGTGTGCGCAACTCGGATTTACAGAGACATTCTTTCGGTGGACAATTGCATTTATATGCCGGCACCAAGGTGGTAGGCAAGCTATATTCACACAACCTACTGACAAGGATATAGGCACGTTCGTCAAGTCACGAGCCGACTTGATCCTGGAAGAGAGTCCAATAGTCAACAAACTTGGTACCGCGGGTGTGGACAGTGTGCAACTCAAACGTATAGGTACAAGTTTCATCAACTTTCGTGGTACGTTCGGTGCAAGAGCAGCCATCTCAGTTCCATCAGATGCGAATGTCTATGACGAGGTTAACTTCTCTAACCCTCGCATTCTTAATCAGTACAAGTCGCGTCTGCAACACTCTGATTTAAAACTTGAACGTTATATATCCACTCCTACGATACCAAACTATGGAGTGAGTGAACTATTCAACAGGTCCGATCAGAAGAGATTATTCCTTAGGTGCTCCCACTGTGGTCACCAACAGTTGATAACGTGGCCGGAAATAGATAAGGCAGAAGCAGGTAGCATCTGGTTTAAGCGTCGCATAGACGGCGTAGGACTCCTGTATGACAAGGATATGATGGAGAAGTTTGTAGAGAAACCATGGGACTACACACCCTACTTTGGCTGTAAGAAATGTGAACGTGAAGTTGACCGCAGTTGGCGTTTCCGTGAATGGGTAGCAGCATTCCCAGAGCGAGCTAATGATCTAGAAACTGGAGTGAGCGGTTGGTTCGTTAGTCAGTTAGATGCCACTTTCATGAAAGCCTCAGATATAGTGAAAGCCTCTGACAGGCGTTTGGAAGGTTATCGTAAGATAGAGGATTTCTACAATTTCTGCTTGGCCCTCACGTATGAAGGTGGCGATAATGTGAAAATAACTGATGCTTGTAAATCAAATGCTCTCTTACATATGGAAGAGATGCGGAATAGCTGGGGTACCTATTTAGGTCTCGATTTAGGGTCTATATGTCACTTAGTGGTTATAAAGGATCTCTATATAAATGGTTTTGAGATTCCAGTGATAATAGCAGCTATTAAGATCAATAAGGACCTTCTGGAAGATGAGATTCCTAAATATCAAACTGTATTTGGTTCATTGTATACAGTTAGTGATGCTCAACCATATACTATTACTGTAGAAAAACTTGCATCTGGGGTGCCTGGTCATATGAGTTGTTGCTACTTCGGTGGCAAGAAGGCTTACTCATTGGGTGCTGATGGTATTACTGTTACGGCAAATAGAACTCTAACTATTGATGCAGTCACTGAGGATCTCCCTAAAGGACGCGTGCTATTGGCTGACGGTCTAGAACACTTGGAGATAGTGTGGGCACATCTCAAGCGGCTCGTGAAGGTTAAGGCTGAGGATGATGACGGGACTGAGTACTATGAGTACGTAAAAGTGGGTGATGACCATTTTGGTCTGGCTATCTCTTATGCAATGCTGGCACGTAGGATCTGGCGTGAGACAAATGCAGCAAACGATGACCATTTTGGCGGCGTCGATATCAGTGCAGCGGAGTGTAAGTTATGAAAATATTCGGACTGGAGATAAGTCGTGCTAAGAGAGAGCCCCTGAAGCCAGAACCATCCAAATATGATACATTGTCTGTTGATGTAGGTAGAGTAGTGGCCGGTCAACAAGATGTCGAGCAGACTAGAGTTGACCCTAATTTTCCAATGTACAGGCCTAATAGGGGTCTCAATCAAGACGTCTTGCAATTCCAATTTCAGAATGCTGATGTGTTGATCAAACAATTGGCATCAATAGATCCAGACATGAGTGCTGGCATATGGAACTTTCTGCGACTAGCAGATAGTGGAATAACAGCTACAGCTCTAGATGCCAATTTCAAACCTAGTCAGACATACCAGAGAACGCTGGACGCTATGCTTGGAAGAGCCTGTGGTTTGGGAGATTATGCTAATTGGGACATAAGATTGGGCCTTGGGCAGCAAGCAAACCAACTTATGCGCTATCTACTTCTTCGTGGCTCATGTGCACTTGAGACGGTACTAGGCGATGACCGTAGATTGTACAAGTTCGTTGGTGTGGACCCGTACACAGTACATTTCAAACAGCCTGAACGAGGTAAGTTTCGTCCGTGGCAACGTGATCTATTCACTGGTCAGGAAGTGTTTCTTGACATTCCCACATTCTTCTGGCAGGTTTTGGATCCTGATACTGGTACACCATTTGAGAATCCTCCATTTCTTCCGGCAGTGCAGGCCATATTGTTTAATATGTCAGTTATGCAAGATTTGCAACGCATAGTTAAACGTGTGGCTTATCCAAGGATTAGTATCAAGATAATAGAGGCGACTCTACGTAAGTTCGCACCTCCTGCTGCTCAGGCTGACCCTAAGCAGATGACTATATGGTTAAACCAGCAGAAGCAAAGTATAGGTAATTCTTTGCGTGATATCAAGCCAGAGGATGCAGCTGTATTTTTTGATAGCATAGAACTCGGAGTTTTAGAGAGTAAATCGAATGCATCTGTTGATTACAAACCATTGATTCAAGTTATAGACCAAAGAGTGGTTAGTGGATTAAAGACACTACCCACTATTCTTGGCAGGCAGTTCGGCTCTGGTCAAACTGTATCTGGAGTGGAAGCTTTATTATATGCTAAGTCTGTCGCTTGTGCTCAGCAAGTGGTAGAGACTTTATTGGCTCGTGCTCTAACTTTCTGCATGCGATTGGAAGGTAAAGCTGCATTCGTGCAAGTCAAGTATGGTGAGGTTAGTCTAAGACCGAGTGACGAACTAGAGTCCTTTAAGGCACTTAAACAGGCACGGATTCTTAAGAATCTTAGTCTTGGTTTCATATCAGATGAGGATGCATCAATAGCTCTCACTGGCAATCCATTCCTGCAACCTAATCATATTAGGTTAGCAGGTACAGGATTCTACCCTCTGGGTGCTGGTGCTCTTGATCCTAATGCAGTTGAAGCGGACAGGTCCACTACTGGCGCGAACGCCGGTAGCGCTCAACAGGGCAGTCAAGGAAATGGTAGTAGCACAGGCAGAGCACCAAATGCGGAGGAGCGTGCTGGTGGCGGTCGCGTGAGGGTTATTGCTGGCGCTAATAGATAAAGGAGACATTAATGGCACAGTTTCTACCAGCATATAAGAAGACCATGGGAGATGAAGGTGGT